GTGCTTTACCATCGATAGTAACAAAGTGATGCTCGCAGTTAGACATCATAGTAATGTCTTTCTCAACCACCATCTCATCGTACCCCATCTTATTATCAATAACGGTACACTTAGGAAAGTTCTCTGGTTTCAGGCCCCAAAAAATCTCTCGCACATACATCTTAGCTACTCTCTTAGGAGTATCCATCAACGAGTCATCGGTCAGGTCAAGACCTAACGTCTCCATAATGACAGCAAAGTTCTTTTCAATCTTAGCAATCTTACGCTCGTCCTTAACCCCAAGCCTATCCAAGACAATAGGTGTATGAACACCTTTAGAGATAAGATATTCTTCTACTTTATAGCCGAGTTCGGCATCTGTTTTTCCAGCTTGTAATGACATTTTAGGTTCCCCATTCATTTTTAAATAAAGGCACTTGAAGGCGATCGCTGTATCGATACCCCTTCTTCATGGCAAGTTCTGCCACAGCCCGGTTGTTCATATGATATACCGACTCGACACCACCAACAGGCATCAAGTATACCGGTCCTCTAAAGCCAGCTGCACGATATGCTTCTACTGCTTTCTCTGCCTCATCTGCATCTTCCTGCGATGCAACTACAAACTTCAAATATACATAACCCACCATACTATAGTCAGCTATGATTTCTGGCTTTATAGCATCATCCCACTTTTCACCAGATACCGATAACTTAGGAGATACAGAGAACGTTATCTGACGATCGAAGTTACCAGGTACGCCCCATCCCCATCTATCAAGATAGTCTTTAAACGTCTCAGTAAGTTCTTGAGTACCATTGGTCTCAAAAGTAATCTCCTTTAATGCTCTCATCTTTGGATGCTCAAGCAAGTCAGGGTACGCTCTCTGCCATCCTAGTAAAGGCTCACCACCGGTAATTACTAAATGCTCTTCTTTCCATTCTTTGTACGGTAGAGAATCCACAACAGCTTCGGCAACCGAATCAGTATCAAGAACGGGAGATAGATGCTTAAAACGAGGATCCCAGCTAGCATATGAATCACAACCTGTACTGACAAGCGGTAACTCTTTATATGAAAGGAACTTCTTAACCTCTGCCGCCACATAGTCGACCTCTTTACTTTGTTCACCTTTAGGCATACCAAAGCCACTACAGGTAAAGTTACAGCCGAAGGTGCGAAGGAATACAGAAGGTACACCCATGTACCGACCTTCACCTTGGATGGAGTAGAATAGTTCTGCTACTTTAAGTTTAGCCATTATACTAACTCCTCTGCAATGCCGAGGATTTCTGCGATGATTAGAAAGATGCCAGCTAAGATAAGACTTTGTGGCCAGATGAGAGAGATACCAGCAAAAATTCTGATGATACTCTTAACGAACGAAATACGCGCATGCCAATTGGCATCAGGTTGATCAAAACTGATCATTTAAACTCCTAGTTGTACGTGGAAGGGCACGATCCATTATATAGGCTAGTCATAATCTGGATCAACGGGTTCTGGTGGCTTTTCGATAACATATCTACCGAAAGCCAACCTGGTTTTTTTCAGCTTAGGAAAAGGTGCAGGAGGCCAATCTGGATTAATCCAAGTTGACTTCCTACGAGGGGAACAGGAGGTATTAATTATAAAGAAACGTTCGCGAGGGACCCCCGCCTGCTTGCGAGCCTTATTAATATGCTGCCACAGGAAAAGGCCGTCTTCGTCTTCTGGGGTACTCTCATAGGTTTTATCCTCTGAGGCGTAACCATCTTTATCTTTAATATAATAATATACTTTAACAGGCATGTACCTATTATAAGCTATACCTTATTCAACGTCAAGCGTTCCTTCGTCAGAAACGGCTTTTTTCTTAGGTTTTTTTACCGTTCTCTTATCAATATCAATGTTATCTACTTGCTTTCGCATCATTTCTACAATGGAATTCGCGAATTCTTCATTACCGTCAGAATGGGCTAGTAGCATATCAATATCAATGTTTTCAAGTAACTTGTATTTTGTGGCTTGCTGTTTCTTTTCTTTTTGTATGCGTCTTACAAACGCAAAGAAAGTAATTTGAGTAAAGTAAGCAAAAGGGTTCATACCTCTTTCGGGGTCAAACTTCTCAACAGCAGTCAAGCAGTTCTCTATCCCATCAGAGATCATATCGTCTTTAAACGTATAATTAATAAAGTTAGCTTTATACGATAGGTGGGTGGCAATCTTGAGAAAGCACTCACCAATATATTCTGTAACTCTAGGTTTCTCTAGATTCTTTTCTTTTGCCTCTAATACCTTCTTACGATATTCAACTAAAGCTTCAAAAAACTTTTTATTGTCGACGTAATGGGCAGGGGCTTTTTTAGTGGAGGGTACGTTCTCCACCACTTGACCAACTATCATTATCTTCCTCCTCGGAGATTTCATTATCACTACTATCGTCATCACCCGAGAGTGCTTGTTCAATATCTTCTTCTGTAGCCATTTCTAAACTATCGTACTCAATAATAAATTGCTTATATTGAGATTCAGCTTTTTCTAACACATTAGTTACAATTACAACGTTGCGTGCAGGAATTCTTAAAACTTCTTTTGCAGACATCTTAAGCCATGGCTGCATAATATAGGACTCAATAACACCCCCGGCGTAAGGCATCTTCATTGAGTGAATTTCTACTGGCTCAGAAACTTCAATATACTTCTTATCTGCCAGATCCATACACTCATCTTCAGTAGAGACAATTAAATTCTCCCCACTGGTTAATTTTAAAAACTTACAGTACATTATAGAGATACCTTTACTAATTTGTAGTCAAAGTGCTCATCATTATAGGTCTTAATTCTCTCGATCATATGTAATAATGTATAGTTCTTTCTTGCTTTCCAAGTCAGATCATCGCCAATATCATAAAGATTACAAAATGTCTTTGCATCACCTTTTCGTAAACCTCTACCCACCGATTGTAGATTTCTAATCTTAGACTTTGTAGGAGATGCAAATATAATATTGTGAAGGTTCCTAATATTTATGCCTGTAGAAAATGTACCGTAGGATGCAACAATAATAGCATCGTTCTCTAACTCAGTAATGCGTCTGATATCTTCTCTATCGGCAGTCTCAGTACCACCGAATACAAAGAATACTTTTCTATCACCAGCCTTAGCCTTAATCATATCAAAAAGTATTTGCCCGTGCTTCTCTACATACTGAAATAGCACCAATGAGTTACCTGTCTGTTTGAGTGCAAGATTACGAATAAATTTATTTCTAGGTTCGTACCCACAAAGGAAGTCCATCTCATCGGGGTACTTATTATCCTTACAGGCCTTCTTTACATCATCGGGGTACTGAAGTACGAGGCCAAAGATTCTTAATTCAGCCAGTTGATCGTTATCCATCAACTGCTTGGTAGACGTTACCTTATATACAGAACCGAAAAGGCCTTCTAATACTAGCCTATGAGTCTTTGTACCGTCTAATGTACCTGTAGTACCGATACGATAAGGTGTATTGACCATCTTATGCATAATACCAGTTAAGGACTTAGCCTTAAAAGTATGCGCCTCATCTCCATATACTACTTGATAATTCTCGAAAAACTTCTTAGGTAATTCATAAACCGATTGCCAGGTAGAGATTACTATTGGAAAGAGGTTCTCTTTAGAATGCCCTGAATATATACGTGAGCAAGATTCTGATACTTTCCATCCATTGTTTTGAGAGTAAGATTGGAAATCAGCGTACATTTGCTCGACCAAAGAGGTCGTAGGGACCAGGATAAGCTGGCGCCTTCCAAACTTTTCATTCCAACGGAGTAGACAGTAGATGATAAGAGATTTACCGGAACCTGTTGGGGACAGAAGAAGGCGTCTTCCATCGGTAATTGCTCTATAAACTGCATCGAGTTGATAATCTCTGATGGACTCGCCACCGGGGAGTGATAGGTTAAGTTCATTAATAAATTCTTTCAATAGTTCTATTGTTATAGAATCAACCTGCTCAATATACTCACTATAGTCAATTGTGTATTGATTGACTTCGGCAAAATGTTCAAGATAACTTTTTAAACCAACATACAACTCTTTTGTAAACATAGAGAAGAGTCTTATCTTGCCATCCCATAACTTGTTACGAAATAAAGGATGAAACTTAGCTCCTGGAGCATCAAAAGAAAAATGATCAACCAATTCCTGCGCAATACCAGGATCAGATTGAACTATCATATATACATTATTTTTCTTTTTAATTACTATATTATGCATAAGGAACAGGACTAAGATTACCCGATACTGAAATTCTATAACCGTCACTCGTATAAAATGGTGTTACCATATGCTCCAGCCATGACGGAAATATAATCATTTGACCTTCATACGTGCTGTCAACATTAATATCATATTTTTTTAAATATGAATTACCTGGAGTCGGATAAACAAATGTAAATACCGGGTTCTTTAATGTATTACCTTTAAAGATGGGCAATTTACCTTCATCTTCATTTTTATATGGAATTTTTACCCAATAAACAAAACTTAAAACCCCGCTATGAGAATGTAAAGGATTAAATTCATGTTTTTTTTGAAAGTTAACCCAAATATCTTGGTGAATTTTATTCTTATTATTTCGAAAAATTATATTATATTTCTTTTCCGCTTCTTTAAAATTATTTTGTAATCTCCAATATTCAGGTATTATTGTATCAAAAAACCGATTTAAAGCCGGTACTAAATTGGGAAGAGTATACTCATGTTCAATAGAACCCGCAAGATCATTATTATACGGTAACTGATCTTTAAATTCTAAAGATATCATCATATCAACTTCTTTTTTTGTACTGCTCATTATACCCGTAGGAACATTACAACTTACAAAACCTAAGGAATATAATGGGTTATAATTTAATACAATTTCTTCCATTACATCATACCGTTGGTAAACTTAGCCCACTCAATACCTGATTTAATATCCCAGGTACGAGAGTTAAGTGATCTGATTATTTGTTCTAGTGTATAGATAGTAGTCTTAAAGTATTCTATCTTATCTTGTAGTTCAATTAGTTTATCATCACATTCAAGCAATTCATCCATTTCGTTCTTCAATGGCTTGTTACCTTGATATTGTGACCAACCTTCATCCTCTAATTCTTGCTTAGTCATCTCACCCCTGAAGTATTTGTACTTCATACGCCTGGTGTTGAGGTAATCAGACTCAGCTTTACGAAGCTGTAACTTGGTCTTAGATAAGACTGTGATGTATTTTGCATGGAGGATAGGAACCCGGGCAGCTTCGTGCCCAAGGTTCGTTTCATTGATAGGAGCATCTTTAGTCCACTCCTCCGTCAATTCACTTAGTTTCATAATGTAGTTAGTTAACTTTATTCAGGAAGATCTAAAGTTAGAATCTCTTCTCTCTTCTCTTCTGGTTGAGGTCCAAAGCTGATAATAGCTTCTGGGTTACCCTGGAAGCAGAAATGACCGTAGTGGTTTAGAGAGATGGAAGGGTCAAGCCAAACATCACCACCAATTTCTTGCCAGCGACGGCAGAACGTATAGTCTTCTGACAGGTAGCGGCGATCAATCGGATCTATCATAGTATCGAACAATGCATAGAAATGATCCTTCAAGTCAGCATTGGCAATGTTAACGTCGTTGTTGTACTTGAGTTCGGGGTAAGCCTTAATCATCTTAAGAATAGCTTCACGGCTAATCATCATGAAACCTGTACCGGCATCATGCAGTTTAATCAACCCATTCTCAACACCAATGGTCTTAGTTTCTTTATCTACAAACTTAAAGTTAATAGCATAGTCAGAACCGAAGGATGCCATATCACGATCGGATAACTCTTTACCTTTGTTAGCTGGATCAGATAAATTAGCTCTAATCTTATCCCAGGCCACACCCTTCTTAGGATAGGCACCTACCACTACATCTTTCTTGTGAGCATAGAGCTTCAAGATGTCTTCTGTCTGGAATTCAATATCGGCATCGACAAACATAAGATGAGTATAATCAGATGCAAGAAAGTAAGCTACCAATACATTACGTGCACGAGTAACCAAGGACTCGTTAGCAATAGTACCGAATGCCAGAGGAATTTGATGACCGTTAAAGAATGTCATCATCTTGATGACAGACCGGAAGTAAGGTTCGTTTAGCTGACCACCATAGCATGGTGTAGCGATAAAGAATTTGTTTTTACGAATCTCTTCAACAGAAAGTTGAACTTGCTTAGTTGCCATAATTTAGCTCCAAAAAAGAATTATAATACTTCAATATCAAATAGTTTATATTTAAAAGAAGCGATACCTACGAAATACTCAACAGAGGAAGATGTTATATCAAAGTCAAGAGCTTCCACAGAGACAGGGAAAGTATCTTTAAAGTTAATATTAGTCTTCGGTACGTTGTTACTATCCAATATAGTTAAAGTTGCATCTGAATAGGCTATAGCAGTTGAGCTACCAGAAGCATCTCTTACAAAAGGAAACCTATTTAACCGTTCTCCAGTAAAATTTCTATATTGATTATAGTCGTTTGGAAAGCCAAGTGCAACTAACCATTCGTATAATTCAAT